ACAGATAGTACCATCAATATCTACAATATATTTCATGACTAGTCCTTATAAATTGTTATCATGTATGTATAGTTGAAGAAGTGCATAGTGTAACACCTTCATTAGATCTTTACGAGCATCGTCTCTCGTACCTTTATTTAAATATCTACTTGCATATTTATCTACATTTCCCATGCAGAATCCAGTGCCATGACCTTTATCTATAATGTTTTCCATAGATTGAATTTTATTGGTATTATAATGTGAGGCATAAGTACTATCAATATAGTCTGTAAACTCTTCTATAAGTTTGTCTTCACTAAACTTATAGACATCTGTTTTAGGTCCAATATTTATAGAACCATCTTCTTGACGTTGCATCACCACCTTAATACCTAAATCTTCAATCTCTTCTTTTGTGTATTGATTATGAGCAGGTCTAGCAGCAGAGTCCCAACCAATTGTTTGTGGTTCCGGTCTAATATCATTTGGTGATATTGGTTTCATATCTCTTCCTATTTCCCATCTATCTGTTGTTCCTTGGTGTCTACCATATACGACACCATCTACTCGTTCATATACTAAGCCAACACCTGGTTTAAGTGTTCCCATTAGCCGATCTTCTTTTTAATGGCATCAAGTAGTTTACTTAAATTTTCTTTTTTATTTAAATTAGTTCCTGCTACCTCAACTGCTAAAATCTCTTCAAGTTCTCTCAACATAACTTTTACAGTTAGTGATTTATCTTCTTCTTCTAATTCAGGTTTTTCATATATTTTAAGTTGTACTAATTTACTTATGACACTTCTATATCCTTTTTCAAATATAGACGCTAATTCGTGTACATCTTTAATTTCTTCTTCAAGATAAAGCCTAGTTAGTTCAGCTTCTTGCTCGTCATTCCAAGCTTTAATACTCATATTCGTTCTCCAATTCTTCAAATTCCAATTCTAATTGATTATTCCATATATACCTCTGTGCTACTGCTTCTGCAGCGTCATTTAAAAGAGGTATTAAAGAGCTAACTTCATCTGCTGGAATAGAAAATCCTGTCTTAGTAGGAAACCACTGTCCTGTATCTCCATCCATTGTATAATCTCTTATATGTAGATATAGTTTATCTCTAAATTCATTAATAGTTACTTTTACTGCATTACCATTTGGTTTGTGGAATGCAGTGCCAAAGTCTATATTCATATTGTTACTACTTTTTCAGTGCTTATAAAATCTCTTGCCCAAGCTGTAACTGGGTATAACTTAAATATCTGCACTAAAGCATATCTAGTTTCTGTAGTTGACTCATTTGACATACCATGAGCCACTAAATCAGGGTCAAAAAATATAGTCTCTCCTTGTTTTAACCATTGAAGTCTACGTTTCTTTTCTGTATCTATAAATTTATATGTAAAATCTTTACTTGCAGTAAGAGCTGTAATACTTCTTATCATATAATCATTTTTATCTTTTACTGCTGTATTATTGCCATCACTATGTAAAGGAATCTCTTGTCCTGGTAGTTGCCTATGTATTCTCACTCTAGTAGTTTGTAGTTCGAAATGATCTACTAATCTTTTAACTTGCGGTATTTTATCGTATAAAGCTGTATACTTAAAATCATCAGGATTCTCTAAAGGATTAGATCTATAAAAATCAAATACACTTCCTGATTCACTTTTTACTGATATAGCATCTACATGGCCTGCAAGATCTTGATCTGTATGTTTTACAAATTTAAGTTGTTTAACCCAGCTATTATCAAATTCTAATCTTGTTTTAGCTTTTAATAACATAATCTTTTATCTGACCCCCCTCTACAGGTTTATCCATAAAATCTTTACCTAATATCCATATATCAGGATTTTTATTTTTAATTTGATTAATCCATGTACTATAACTATTCGTAACTCCTTTTAAACCTTGAAGGTAATGAGCATTTACTGTATGAAATGCGTTACTCCACCAAATTAAACTATCAGGATCTGCTATAATTTTATTTGTTATTGAAGTAGGATCTTTACAAATATTTACATGAGTAAACGTATGTTTTAATTTTTTATATCTATACCAGTGCTCTTTAATATTAGACTCACCTTTCCACCAATTAATTTCTCGTTCCCACAAATTTTGATCAGTTTCATTTTCTGTCATAGTACCATGTGTTTCATTAAATGAATAATGTTTTCTTGCCCAGTTAATAAAAGAAGGATAGTCCTCCCCATCCCAATGTTTAAACATCATACTTTTATAAGCTAAAGCAGGTTTACTATAATCATAAAAATTTACTATAGTATCTTCTTCAAAACCAAAAGTATTTAATATCATATGAGGTTTAAAACTAGCAGCTAATGTATATAAATTTTTTATAGGTTTGTTTAATTTACAGTATTTTAAATCTAAATATGTTTCCGTATTCCATAAAAACACACATTGAGGTGCATAATTTACTATATTATTAATCCATGATAATTGTTTTTGTAAATCCTCAATACTACTAGTAGGATATACAAATTCTTTTGCATCTCTAACTTTAGGGTGAAAATTATAAACAGTTAGTCCATTTTCTAAACTAGTATTTATAAAATTCCAACCACTTACTAAAGGAGTACAAACTTTTGTTTCTTCTGTTGGTATTAATGATAACGGTGTATAATCATCATGTATATCTTTAATATGTCTATTAGCAGCAGCTAAATGTTCAGGTTTGTCTAATTTATGTTTAGCATCTCCCCATACAGGTTTATTAAATTTTTTATAATAATTTAAATTAACTAATATACATTGTTTATGTAAACCATAATAACCATTTCCTTCTGCCCAGTTACTATTAGGAGTCTCTTTATCCATAATATGACCTGTAACAAAAAAGTTTTTCTTTTCCATCCATTTTTCAAGTAGTCTAAAGAAACTAGCTTCTCTGATTATATGTCCTACGGATTGTACTATACAAAATTCTACATCATGTTCTACCGCTTTATCTAAAACTTCATTAACTGAATTTCCATATATAATAGGACCAAAATATTTAAATCTAGTAAAAAATCCAGTAATTTCTGCTCGTTTTTCTTGTATAGTCATATTCTTAGACGCAAAAGCTGGATCATCAAATATAGCCACTACATAGTTTTTATTTAAACCCATTTTTCGCATAACTATGCTCTACTAACTCTTTAAATTGTTTGTTTATTTTGCCATGTACTATCATATGGTATCTGTCTTCATCACTTTTATTATATACAGCATGTGTATTACCTACATCTAATAATAATGCTTTTCCAGGACTAAAAGGAGTAAATCCTTTATGACCTTTCATTTTCATTTTACACCCATCTGGATTATTCAATGCTATATTTATAGGAGATAACTTATGTATATTAGTATCTGTATGAGGTGTGATATAGCCTTTCGGCTCTAATAACATAAATCTAACTCTATAATAAGTATTATAAGGAAAGTAGGCTTCAAAAAACTCTTTAGTTATAGGACATTTTGTACAAATATCTGTCCAATTATAAGGAGTCTCATCATTTGATCTATATCCATAGTGTTCATAGTGATTAGTTTTATAAGAATCTATTCCGTGTATACACAGACTTCTCCAACCTTTATGACTATATCCTGACCCATTATCTTCATCACGATGTTTAACAAATTTATCTTTTAGAGCAATAGCTTCTTGTAGCATTTCTTCGTGAGGAACTTCTATATCTAGCTCTAGCCAAGGAAGACCACTTTCATTTACAATATTATTATAATTCACGAAATGCCTGCTTCTAATAACATAGATTCATCAAATGCAAAACTTGTTCCACAACCGCAACTAGCTTTAGCGCCTGGATTTTCTACTTTTAGTTGCTTACTTAATCCTGATGTATCTAAATCTATAATACTTCCATATAGATACTTTAAACTAATAGAATCAATAACTGATGGAGGATTTTTTGAAAATTGTATATCATCTTTTTTAGGATGTGTTTCTGTATCAAAGGCATAATTAAAACCAGAACAACCCCCACCATCTACTGCAAATCTAAAATATTGTCCTTGTTCTAGTACTTCTGTAATATATATTTGAGCTTTAGGAGTAATAGTGGGCAATTGCCCACTAACTTCTTCATTAAATATTGGGACATTACCATGAAAATCATCAATAATTTTTTTATCTAAACTAGGTACTTCAGAAGATTTACTACTTATTGTTTCTTTCTCTAAGTTTGCAAAAAATTCATCTAATTCATCCATTATACTCTCCTTATAATTTTATACTATAGTAAATTATTAGAAAGTCAATATCTAACAATATTATCTCTATTAGCAACTTGATTAAATACAGTTACATAGTCTTCTACAACTTTATCCCAAGTATTAATCATATTCATAGCATCTTTTTTAGAATAAATTTCTTCTTCTTTATTATGAGAGTGATATATCATTTTAAGACCATTTGTTAGTGCATTAGTATTAGGCTCATTATAAAAAGTATGAGTACTCATACCTGTCATAGCATCTCCAGGTTTCATAGCAAAAACATTAGAATCAGTTATATCTACATGTTTTTTTTCTACTGGAAGTTTAAAACCTGTCTCTTCTGTTACAAAATCATCTGTAGGGCCACCATCAGATACTACAGGTACACAACCACAAGCCATTGCGTCTTGTACATGCATACCAAAACCTTCTGCTCTATATGGATGTACTAATATATCAGATGATTTAAATAGTGCAGCCATTTCTTCATCAGATAGATCTTCATCAATATACTGTACTTCTGAACATCCTGTTTTATACTGCATTTTAACTATCTCATTTAATATATTACTTTGTCCATATATTTTAGGATTATCTTTAATAGTTAATGTTGCTTTATCAAATTTTTTAAAAGCATCTTTCCAAGAGTTCATAAGTATATCTAATCCTTTTCTCCATTGAGAATTTCCTACATATACAAAATTAAATTTATTTTTATTTATATATTTACTTTCTGAATTATCTTCATTCCTATTAAATAATTCTTTATTGTATCCATTAGGTACTACAAATAAATTTTGTGGATTAAGTCCTGCATTTGAAAATACTGTTGATATAAATTTACTTGGAACAATTAAAGCATCTGCAAAAGTTTCAAATTTATATTGCCATTCAAAAGGTGCTTTAGTATATTCCCAAGGTTGTATAAATACTACTTTAGTTCTATCACTTGCAGGCCATTGCCAAATAGGAGGATAAGAATGTCTCAACTGAATATCAGGTTCACCTGTTTCAGCTTGTTCTAATATCTTTAGTTGTTTAACTATATTTTTATCTAGTTTATACTCAGGGTCATAACCATCCAAAGGAGTAATAGATATTTCCCAATCAGGGTGCGTTTCTGCTAGTTTAATAACCAGATTTCTATTAATAATAGAAAGTGAGTGATTATCATAAAATTTTCCTACAAAATCAATTATCATATTAATATGCCCTATCTAAATGTTGTTCTATATAATTTGTTACTTGTTCTGAGGGAATAGACCTAAGAATAGGCCATTGTGCTGTTCCAAGTCCTGACGATTTAAAATTATGTAATTCTTCATAGTTATCTAAAGTAACTTGTTCCCAAATTTGATAAAAAGGGTCATTTTCTACTATATCTGAATGTCCTATATTATTAATTTTTTGATGTAAGTCTTCTTTCGATCTACACAGACTCCAATGAATAGATACAAGAGGAGACATTAATCTATTATGCCCCGCAGCACTTTTATCTGTCCATCTAGCATAAGTAAACGTACTGTCTTTAGAAGTAGTCATACCTTGATTCTCACCAAAAAAAGGAGTTCCATCTTCATTAGCAATTACTAGAGTAGCATCATCAATAGTTTTATAAGGAGTTGCCCAAGTCATACAAATATCTGCTTTATTATAGTAACGCTCTACAATAGGACAATAATTATAGAAAAAATCTTTTGGATTAACTAAATACTCATCTGCATCTATACTAAAAATCCAATCATTTGTACACTGTGCTTTAAGAAAGTTTCTTTCATAGTTATCATTTTCAATAGCTACTTTACTTTTTACAAAATCTTCTTCTATAATAGAAATTTTAGAATCTCCATCAATAGCACTTAAATCTGACCATAATTTATTTTCATCAAAAGAAAAAGAATTACCACTCCAAGTAGTTCTATTCTTATCAAGACCTAAAACAATTTCATCTACATAGTTATAATACTTAGATATACTTTCAGGTAAATAAGCTGCGTCATAACTTACCAGACTTATTACTGATTTCTTTTTCATTTAGCCCTCTTTATTTGTTTTTGGAGCAGGTTTAACTACTGGTTTTTTTACTACAGCTTTTTTAACCGCTGCTTTAATTTTTCTTTTTAATCCTAGTACTCTAATTCCATTCCAATAATTTCTACTATCTGATCCCGCACCGCTAACTTTTAGAAATTCATAATCTACAGTAAAACTTTCATCATGCCTTAGTAGAGCTTTATTTAGTTCTTCCATAAATATAGGATTAGTAACTCCTGATACTACTAAAACACATTCTTTATCTAGATTTGGATATACTAAGTTAAAAAATTCATCATATATAACAGGATTTAATTTTTCTATATCTAAATAACATATATTAAATTTTGGAAGGTTACTATAATCTACATTTTGAAAAGAATCTTCTATAATAGTAATGGCATCAGGTACATAGTTTAAATGAGTGCTCCATTTTTTAAGATTTTCATTTAGATCTCGTATCATAGAAGGCCAGCAAGGAGATCCTTCTGGTATTTGATCGGGAAAAGTTTGTCTAAAATCATAGCTAGAATTTTCTATACCCCAAGCTTTTGTTTTAGGGTTATTAGTTACTGCAGCAATTATTGTAGAACCTTTATATACCCCTATTTCAAGATAATTTACATTATCTGCACCACATAAATTATTAATAAAACCTCTTAGTCTATTAGATGATGCTCCTGGAATTTTTTTATGCCACCAATCAAGTTTGTCTTTATCTACTTGTGATAACTCTAACGCTGCTTGTACCCACGTTTTATTTAACTTAGCCATTATTTCTCCTTTTAATAATTTTTTTATCTACAAAATAGAACGGTGCGTATATTACTACTACCAGTACTAATGATATAAAAGCAGGTATAACTAAAAATACTAAGGCCCACATAATCCATATCCATAATAGTACAGTTAATATAGGGCCATTATCGCCTGATTTCAATTTTTTAGCTTCTTTCTCAATGCCATCGTACATTTCTTGTTTCGTTATGTATACTTTATCCACTTTTTATCTCTTTGTCCAGCGTTTTATAAAATTTTGAATTTGCCCATTTCGCCAGTAATGTTTGTAAGTTTCTACTTTCCATATCAGCTTTAGATTGATCTTTTATTCTTTTATTATCTCTTGATTCATGGTGTAAAAGTCTAACAGGTATTTGGTAGATGTGCTCGCCTGCTTCTCTAGCTTTTAAACAATAGTCAACATCTCTATTATAAGTCCACTCATATTCTGGACTAAAATCTCCTACAGTATCTATAAAACTTCTTCTAAGATAACAACCCCCAAAAGTTGTCCATGCTACTTCTCTTACTGTTAGATATCTTCCATCATCAACTTCTAAATCTTGTTTAAATTGTGATTTATTTTCAAGTATTAACCCACTACCAAAATGATCTGGTTTTCCATTAGTAAATTGTCCACCAGCACACTGTATATAGTGTTCATAATTATCATTCTGTGCGGGATATAACAATAGTAAACCCAACATTCCTGCTTCTGGGTATTTATCAACATATTCTAGCATTTCTTCCCACCACCCATCTTTAAATGGGTGCATATCTGCATGAAGTATAAAAATATCGTGTTCAGGAAACTGATTCCACATTTTTTGATACATTAAATCAGAGCCAATTCCTCCAGTATCTTTTTCATAATGTATATCAAGATCCCAAAACTTATCTTTATGTTCTGCTATTTCATTATCATATACATAGGGTGTGATTACTTTAACTGCCATTTTTTATTCTTTCCTCTCGTAATTGACACCCATCAGGTATATTGAATACTTGAGTTGTTGAGTTCCAATAAGTTCTTTCTTCACCTTCTTTTTGACGTTTTGGATTGTACTTTTGATTGTTTGGATGAACACAGGCTATTCCTACTCCCAATCCTACTCCCCAATGCACATGTCTACAGCCATGACAATCTTTACTCCTCACGCCAAGCTTTTCCTTCGGGGTACTCTTCTAACCACCATACGATTGCATCATGGTAATCTTTATCTTCATCATTCATATGTGCTCTATATATAGATACTTGTGCAAGTAAAGTAACTACTGTAGCAACATCTGTTAAATGGACATTACTTTCCATCTTTCGTTGTAATTCATCCATTATCACAGTTATTTTTTCTTGAATTTTACTCATTAGATTAATTTATCCGTCCATGTTTTAGGTGTTTTATCTGTTACTAACTCTAGTGGTAAATGATACTCAAACTCTCGTGGTGCAGATTTAATCCAATTTACCATATCTAAAATAGTTTGTTTAGCTGGTGTAGCAGCATTATAATTAAATTCTTTTCTAATTTTATCACTAGAACAATAGGCGTTTTTAACTTCTCTAGGTCTGTCAGGATAATAATCTACTTTTACATAAACTTCAGAAAGTTGAGTTACTAATGTAGCTAATTGTCTAATAGTCATTTCATTGTCGTCAGGTCCAATATTAAATACTTGACTACATAGATTTTCTCTATCACTTTGCATAATTCTTTCTATAGCAACAATACAGTCTCTAACATCAGAAAAAGAACGTTTTTGTTCTCCATCCCCATATATAATAAGATTTTTATGTTGAGCAGCTCTATTAATCATTATACCAACTACATTTCTAAAAGGATCGTAATATCTTTGTCCTACTCCAATTACATTGTGGG